GTAGTCAAGGCTTATTGGGATGCTAAGGAAGATGTCAATAAGGAATCTTACAAGAACCTGACAGAGGATGAATTAGCCCTATTGCTATCTGATCCTGCCATTGAAGTGGTCAGCCAGAACGTCGAGTTTGTTGACGGTGGCGTTGACCCGATGGGCTTCCCTATCCAGATTCCTTACTTTGATGTCAAGGTCAAGAAGGTCAAGAAATACGGCTGCGTCAAGATCGAGAACGTACCACCTGAAGAATTCCTGATTAGCAAATCGGCAAGAACTATTGAGGATAGCCCGTTTGTGGCTCATCGTCGCTTGATGACTCGTAGTGAGTTGGTAGCGATGGGGTTTGATAAGGATGTGGTCGAGGGATTGCCTTCTTACGATGATCTTCAGTACACAGTCGAGCGAGTAGCACGATTCTCTCAGGGTGAGCAACCGGACGAGAATATCAGCCTTGACCCAACGATGCAGGTCTGCGAGGTCTATGAGTGCTATATCAAGATCGACGTTAATGGCGACGGTATCGCTGAACTGCGTAAGATCGTTTATGCCGGTAGCGAAATCCTAGATGACGAGGAATGTGACCTAGTTCCGTTCCACAGCCTGTGTCCTATCCCGATTCCGCACAAGTTCTTTGGGCAAAGCTTGGCTGACCGGACGATGGACATCCAGCTAATTAAGTCCACTGTAACCCGTCAGATGCTCGATAACCTGTACCTAACGAACAATGCTCGTATCGGGGTTGTGGATGGTCAGGTGAATCTCGATGACGTGCTGAACGCTACTCCGGGTGGCGTTGTCCGTATGAAGTCTCAGGGTGCGATTATGCCGATTGAGGTTCCTGCGGTAACGGCTCAGGCTTTCCCGATGCTTGAGTACATGGACTCGGTTCAGGCTAAACGTACAGGCGTTAGCGACCAGCAACAGGGTCTTGATCCTGACGTGCTGAATAACGTGTCGGCTACGGCTATTGCCGCGATGATGAAGTCGAACTCTGGCAAGCTGGAACTGATCGCTCGAATCTTTGCTGAGACAGGCGTTAAGTCGCTGTTTAAGGGCATTTTGCACCTATTGGGCAAATACCAAGACCAAGCCAAGATTGTCCGTATGCGTGGAAAGTTTGTGGCATTTGATCCTCGTACATGGACGAATCAGTACGATGTGGCTATTAACGTCGGCTTGGGTTCAGGTGACCGGGATCAGAAGATAGCCATGCTCCAAATGATTCTAGGCAAGCAAGAGCAAGCCTTGATGCAGTTCGGTCCTAGTAATCCGCTTGTCTCTGTGGCTCAGTACCGGGATACTTTGGCTAGACTGATTGAGTCGGCTGGCTTTAAGGATGCTAAGGCGTTCATTAACGAGATCAGTCCTGAGCAGAACGCTCAAATGTCGCAGCCACAGGAACCGCCACCAGATATGCAAGCAGAGGCTACTCGTCTGTTGGCTCAGGTAGAGCGTGAGAAGACCGAGGCTAAGGCTCAGATTGAGGCTGCAAAGCTCCAGCTAGAGAAGCAGTCGCTTGAGGCTGAATATACTCGCAAGGGTATTGAGATGGCGATGAAGGCAGAGCAAGGCGCAGCAGATATGCGGATTCGTGAGGCAGAGTTAGCGGTCAAGCAGTTGCAAGCGATTCTGGCTATGGACTTGGCTGACGAGGATAGCCGCAACAAACAGGCTGATATTGTTCTGAAGGCTATCAGGGAACTTGGCAATCTGACTAAGGGTTCAAATGGACAAGTCTTTATGGGCTGAGAATCTGCTGAAAGATGAGTGGTTCCAGCAAATGATGTCGGAACTAAAGACAGCAGAACTTAACAAGTTTGCATTGAGTCAGTATGATGACATCTCGACCAGAGAACAGGCATACATGACTCTTAGAACGCTAGATATTGTCGAAACGTACCTTGAAGGACTATCGGCACAGAAGAAGATTGATGCTAAAAAACTAAAGATTTTGTAATCCGAGTCGGGCGGTTCCCGATATAATTTAGGAAATATATATGAGCGATACTGGAAGTATGACCCCGGAAGGGAATACTCAGTTAGACGTAGGTGGTGCAGCCGACGCTATCATGGGTCTTATGGGTGGGCAAGAAGGCTCCGAACAGGAACAACCGGAAACCCAACTCGAAGCCAATGATAGCGAAGCCGAATCCGAGGAGTCTTATGACGAGCCGGAGGTAGAACAAGATGAAGGCGAAGAAGAAGCCGAGGAGCCTCCTAAGTACAGGGTGAAAGCCGCTGGTGAGGAAAAAGAGGTAACCCTTGATGAGCTTATCAAGTCTTATCAACTTGGCACAGACTATACGAAGAAATCGCAAGCTGTAGCAGAAGAACGCAAAGCCGTAGAAGCAGAGAAGGCGCGTATCGAGGAAGCTAGGTATCTGCGTGACCAATACGCAGAACGGTTGCAGGTGATTGAGCAGATGCTTAACCAGCAGCCAGAAACTGAGAATCTGGACTATCTGAAGGAAACCGACCCTATTGGGTACGCAGTTAAGGTTGCAGAGTTATCACAGCGGGAAAAGCAGTTAGCTCAAGTTCAGGCTGAACGACAGCGAATTGCACAGCAGCAGGATCAGGAACGTCAGGAGCAACTCGGTCATGTGATACAGGCTGAAGCTCGTAAGCTGGCAGAGGCAATACCTGAGTATGCTGACCCACATAAGGGTGAGGTAGCTCGGCGAGAACTGCGTGAGTTTGGTCAGAAGCTAGGTTTCTCGGAACAAGAATTAGCGGGAATCTATGATTCTCGTCAGGTTCTAACGTTATGGAAGGCAATGCAGTACGACAAATTACAGTCTGCAAAGCCGGGAATCACGAAGAAGGTAAACGAGGCTCCTAAAGTAATGAAGTCTGGCGTTTCCCAAGGTCGTGATGGTAACGAGGAACTGAAAAAGTTAAAAGCCAAGGCTAGGCAGACCGGAAGGGTTGCTGATGCCGCTAAAGCATTTGAACGTTTCTTATGAGGAATTAAATCATGCCTACATTTACAGCACATAGCGCGATTGGTCAGCGCGAAGATTTGACCGACATCATCTATGACATCTCGCCAACTGAGACACCATTTATGTCTTCTATTGGCAAGACCAAGGCTACTGCCGTTTATCACGAGTGGCAGACTGACTCGCTGGCTGCTGCTACTACTGCTAACGCTGCGATTGAAGGTGCTGACGCTACATCGGCAACCCTGTCACCTACCGTCCGTCTTGGTAACTACACCCAGATCATCCAGAAGACTGTTCAGGTCTCGGGTACTCTGGACACAGTGAACAAGGCTGGTCGTAAGTCGGAAAAGGCTTATCAGTTGGCTAAAGCATCGGCTGAACTGAAGCGCGATCTAGAAACCATCCTGTGCGCTAACCAAGGTCGTTCGGCTGGTACATCGACTGTTGCTCGTAAGCTCGGTTCGATCCTGTCATGGATCAAGACTAACTCGGACAAGGCTTCTGACGGTTCCGATCCAGCGACAATCGGTGTTTCGACCCGTACTGACGGTACTGTTCGTACTTTCACCGAGACTCTGCTGAAGACCGTTGTTTCCGAGGTGTTCGTATCGGGCGGTTCTCCGAAGATTCTGATGGTTGGTGCTGCTGGTAAGCAGAAGGTATCGTCGTTTGCTGGTATCGCTGCACAGCGTTACATGGCTCCGGGCAATACTCCGACCACCATTATCGGTGCTGCTGATGTTTATATGTCGGACTTTGGCACGATGTCGGTTGTTCCTAACCGCTTCATGCGTACCCGTGATGCTCTGATCCTTGATCCTGAGTACGCAGCACTTGCTTACCTGCGTCCATTCCAGACCAATGATCTGGCTAAGACCGGCGACAGCGAGAACACTCAGCTTCTGGCTGAAGTAACGCTCGAGGTTAAGAACGAAGCCGCACATGGCATCGTTGCTGACCTTGATATGTCTCTGTAATAAGTAGCAAATAGCCCCTGCCTAACGGTGGGGGCTACCTACAAAGGAATTTATGAGTACTCCGATACGGACTCAAACAGCATATGAAGACGGTGATGGCGGAATTGTCATCGAGACTAAGCAGGATGTAACAGAGATTATCGAAGCCAACAGGCAACAATTAGACTACGATAAGTCTCGGCAAGGACACCTAAACGAACTGCATCACGTTGCTCGAATACCCTTTACGGTCATAGATGTACTGAACCAGAAAGGGATCATGAAGGGCTTTAACGTGGTGGATGAGGTCGGTTTTGCTAGGTGGCTGAACGATCCTGATAATGCTGTGTGGAAAACGTATAGGGGAACTATATGAGAGTTGGTGTTTGCGTACCGTGTAGGGATGAGGTTCATACTGGTTTTGCTTTTGACTTTGCTCGAATGACAGCGCATGATGCGTCAGTACGTTGCAAAGATGGTAAAGGCGGTTTAAGTTTATACACAATGCCGGGAACGCTGATATTTGACCAGCGTGAGAAGTTGGCAGAAGTGGCATTAGGTGAAGGATGTGACGCGCTATTGTTTATTGATAGCGATATGCGGTTTCCGCATGACATCATTGACATAATGTTAAGCCGAGATGTGCCGATTGTTGGGGTAAATGCAACGACTAGAAGGAAGCCTGTAACTCCTACCGCCAAGATACTCACAAGGTATATGGAAGGTGATACAGAGGTTCGTAAGTGGTCGAACATTGACTCTCGCGGCAAGGAAGGAATTGAGGAAGTTACAGCGGTTGGGTTTGGTGCTGTAATGATCCGTAGAGAAGTGTTTGAAAAGACCGGAAGACCTTGGTTCGATGCTGGATGGGGTTCTAACGGTGTATGTGGTGAGGATGTGTATTTCTGCGTCAAGGCTGGTTCTGAGGGCTTTCAGACGTATGTAGATCACGAATTATCGATGCACATCCGGCACA